GAATCCCATTTCAGAGGAAATTCGTATCGTTTCTTTTTCTATTTTTTTATATTTTTTGGTGTTAGCAATGTTTAACATCATTTTTCCACCAACTTTTAAACTACGATAACAGTTTTCAATAGTATATTTTAAAAAACCATTTATCCATTTCTTTTCTGTTGGGTATTTTATATAAGATTGTGTTTTCTCATTAGAATACTTTTCTGTATCAAAGTAAGGTGGTGATGTAAAACATAAATCAACAGATTCATCTTCTGGTTGAAATACCTCTGAACCTAATTTATACAATTCCACTTCTTTATTCTGAATGTTCATATCCTCTTTTAACCTCTCTAATCCATCAAATGTTTTACTTGAGGGTTCAGTACCAATATACCTCTTACAATCACTAGAAAGGAATCCTAGTAACCTGCCTCCCCATCCACAACTCATATCCCACACAACTCCTTGATTTCCATAGGTATTATAGATATATTTTGCTGCTGATGGTCTGAAATTTGATACTGATTGGTTACCACCATATATTTTTAAATTTTGTCTTAATCTGTTTAAAGTAAAAGAACCATTACCATGTTTGATTTGCCAATTCCAAGTTTTTCTAATGATTTCTTTTAACTTATCATCATTATTCCAATATTCAATTGGTGATAATTTACTTGAACCACATATTACATCTACCCAATGAGGAAAGTAAGTCCATGCAAGTGATAATCCATGCATTGTTTGGTCTATTTTACCATCTTTAAACAAAGTTTTTTCATCAAATCTTTTTAAAGATTTAAATTGTTGTAATTTTTTGTGTTTTGGTATATTATAATGAGGGAATCCTTTTTTACGATGATATTGGAAAATAATCTCCAATGAAGAACTTACATCTTCAATACTAAACACATCTTGTGTTACCTTATGGTATTGTAAATCTAATGTATTTAAGTCAAAGAACTTAGTAATTGAATCGTAGTTTATCATTATCCCATATTCTCTACATATTTTTTATGTAGGAGTTTTTTAGTTTCTAATTGTCCACTTGCTGCCTGTTTCTGTGCAATTACACCATCTGGTGAATTACCTTCGTAAACTTCAATGTAACCTGTATTTGTATTCATCTTACAAGGAAAAGTAATTCCATCAGGTCCGAATCTGTTTTTCATAATGTGAGCTCTTGCAGTATCATTCAATTTATCTTTTGATTTTCTACTCCAACTCATAATGAAATCTGCATTCATAACTTTTGCATATGAATCAGCAATTTTATCCGCTTCAATTACTTCGGAATCTATCGCAGAACGATTTGTTTGTGATGCAGTCCATACTGGTATTTCAAGTGCTCCACTCATACCTCTCAAATCTATATAAACTCCACCTTGTTCAGCATAAGTTGAATCGGTTTTGTTTGAATCTGATAATAGTAAATCTGCATAATCTACAATGATTAAATCTGGTTTATTATCAGAAATCATCATTTTTTCAATATGTTGATTTAACTTCCTAACAGAAACACCCTTTGGAGGAAAATATTTAATAAGTAATTTTCCTTGTAGTGATTCTATTTTAGATTTAACTTGGTCTTTCTTATCTTTTAAATCAGTTGAAGGTATTTGGGTAAATACAGTATCATATCTAGCTCCAACATAATGTTCGGATAACTCCATAGAGTAATGAACAACACTTAACCCTCTTCTAACTGCATCTGCACCAATAGCGGTAAGTATCCATGTTTTACCTACACCAGAAGGAGCAACGATTACACCAAGTTCACCTGGCCCCAATCCTCCATCCATTAAATCATTTATAGGTTTCCAATTTGTTGGAACAGTTGACCTTTTTAAATCTTCCATCCTTTCATCGAAATCTTCTTTGTAATCCAATCCTAAATCAGTTTCAGTACCAACTTTCATTGCATTATCTACTAAATCTTTGATTCTATCATATTGACCTGCTTGAAGTAAATCAACTGATTTTAAAATTACACCTTTAAGGTTTTGGTTTTTACAGAAATTTGTAAACTCATCTTTAATATATTCTAAATCTACATTTCCAACTTGAGTAGTAATATGTCTTAATTGTTCTATAACAGTTTTCTGTAAGATTGGATTATCTACTTTGGATAATTCAGATTTAAATACATCTAATGTTGGTGGTTTTTTATATTCTGAATGATAATCTAGTATTTCAGAAATAATCCACTTATTAGCATCATTCTCAAAGAATTTTGCTGTGGTTATTTCAGATATAGTATCTAAGAATTTTCCATCAACAAGTAAAGCCGAAAGAACCTTTGATTGAAAGGATTGGCCGTATTTGGATAAAGTATCTAATTCCTGCATTTAAGTTTTTTAGTAATTGTGAATACAAATATACGAAATATATTTGATAATACCAAATTATTTTATGATTAAATTACCAAAAGTGGTTTTTAACCAATCATTTATATCACCAAAGTTTCCGATTACTTTGTATTTTAATAGAATTTTCATGAAATTCATTTTATTCAAGGGCTCGATATCTTCATTGAATCTATCTAATGTTTTCATTTTTATATTACCACTAATATCAACATCATCAAGTTGCATTAGTTCCCTATTTAGTAATATTTGATTTTTTGAACCAAGTATATCTTTATAAATTTTGATTTTACCTTTGGTTTCATTAACCTTGGTTTCACATAGTTGTAATAAATCATCAACTGATAATTCTGTATCTTCAGTTATTTCAGGAAATCTTTTAACTACTGTTTTGATTCCACATCCATAAACACCAGGTATATTATCTGATTTATCACCATCTAATACTCTGTATAAAAGTAAGTTTTTGGATTCTATACCATATTCTTCTTTTACCATTTTTGTATTATACATTTTCTTTTTGGTAGGTGACCAAACGATGGTAGTATCATCTACTAATTGAAGGAAATCCTTATCAGTTGACATTATCACCGCCTGTTCATCTTCCTTGAGAAGTGTGGTAGAGATATAAGCCATTATATCATCTGCCTCAACACCATCGTATATCATAGTTGTGAGTGGTAACCCATCTAACATTTCATTTAACCAAACGAATTGTCTTTTCATAGATTCTCTTTCATCTTCATCATTCATCATACCTTTATAAGCACGATTCACTCTGAGTTTGTTAGAATCTCTTTGAGCTTTATATCCACTAAACTTTTTTTTACGAGATGTTGAACCACCCTTTCCATCGAACACTACAACAACACGAGTTGGTTGAGTTTGTCTGATTGCGTAACCTATTGATTTTAGAACACCTGTAACACCACCTACATGGTCTCCATTTTCATTCATTGTTGGTATTGATGACCAACATCTGATGAATGTGTTTAACCCATCAATAATTAATACACGAGAATTCTTGTGTCTATTGATATTTTGGGTTCTATCAGTTTCAACTGAATCTAAAATGTTTTTGTAGAGTTCTTTCATTTATAAAACCTTTTTTTCTTCAGAAAAATACTTTTCTAAAGTTTCTAATCTTTCATCTGCAGATGCTAATAATTTTAACGAAGCAGTTGCGTTATCCCAAAAATCTTTTGTAGAATGGTCTCCTATTCCACTTGGAAAATTTTTAAGTAAATCTAACGATAATAATGCTTTGTTCTTATCAGCTTCAGCTTCTGATTTTAACATATCATAAAGTCTTTTGTCTATTTTCATAATAATTTAATGTTTAAGTTTATTCACCTACACCAGCTCCTTTGGTATCTATTTCCATAGCATCGATATCAAGAGTATCACCTTTATATTGTAAGATAGTTTCTTCACAAATCTTTTTGTAGATTTGTTCTCTTAATTCTTCTCTATCTGCCATCATAAGGATAAAATCTTTAGATTGGAATTTTATTTCCTCTCCAGTCTCTGTATCAATATATGTGTACCATGCACCTGATTGTTTTACTAGGTTATTTTCTTTCATAACCTTTAACCACGAACCGTAGTTATCAATTCCTCTGTCAAAGAATATTTCAAAATCAGCCGCCCTTAGTGGTGGGCCCATTCTGTTTTTTACTACTTGACAACGAACTTTCATTCCAACCACCTTATCTTGACCACCTTGTTTCATTTTGATTTGGCCCATGTTCTTTAACCTTAACCTTACAGAAGCGTGAAAAGCAAGAGCTTTACCACCACTTGTAGTCCAAGGGTCTCCGAACATAGCGTTCATCTTTTGTCTAAGTTGATTAGTGAACACCAATGAGATTTTCTGTCTACCAATCATATTGGTAATCTTTCTCATTGCTTTAGAGATAATAATTGCTTTATCTGTAGCATATCCATCTTTCTTATAATCAGCTGCTAACTCATTTGTTGTGGAAGCGGCTGCTACTGAATCTACTACAATAGTAACTAATTTATCTTTAGATGTTTCTCTAACTTTCTCAATGATAGTTTCTGTGAAATCAAAGATTTGTTCAACCGAATCCGCCGATACATAAAGTAATTTAGAAACATCAACACCGATTGCTTCTAAAAATTCTCTACTAACTGCGGTTTCTGTATCAATAAGAACAGCTACACCACCTTGTTTTTGTGTTTCCGCAAGGAGGTGTGCTGATACTAATGATTTTCCTGATTGTTCTAAACCTGTGATTTCAGTTATTCTACCAACTGGTAATCCACCATAAGGACGATTAGAAACTGCTACATCTAACATAGCACATCCTGTCGATATCCACCCATCTACATTTGTAGGAGCTTCATCATCGTTTAAGAAGAATGCTACTTTAGAATCCTTTGATTGTTTGTTGAGTTCACCCGCCAGAATATCTGCCAAGTCAAGCTCTTTCTTTGCTTTCTTTTTCGCCATTTAGTGTGATTTTATTTGTTAAACAAGTCATCAAATGCAGCGGCTACATCATCTGTTTTCTTTGGGTCATTAATCTCTACTTTCGGTTGAACTTGAGCTGCTGGAGCTGGTTGAGCCTTTGGTTGAGATAATCCCGCAGAAACAGGTTTTGTTTCACCTTCTGCTGTTGGATTTAACCATCCTTCTAATACTGATTTCAATTCATCATAAGATAATTCTGAATATAGTTCAGTAATTTCAGTTTGATTTTCCAATAAGTTTTGAACTTTTGATTCATCTTCTGTAATAGGAGATGTACTTGGTTTAACTCTAATAGTAGTAGTTGGATAAGTAGTTCCAGCTTCTTCTGCTGATTTGTACTCGATTGTTAAATCTCTACCACTTACTGGATCGGTGATATCACCATAATCAGGATCAGCAATGTAACCAAGAATTTCTTGATATACAGTTTTACCGAATCCCCAAAAACGAATTCCTTCACCTTCTTCACCTCTTACAATAACAGGTACGAAAGTTCTCAACTTAGGCTCCATAGCCTTCGCTGCTTTCCAATCTTCTTTATCTCCCATTCTTTTTAGTTTATCCGCAAACTCTACAATAGGGTCTGGTCTACCAAATGATTGTGGTGATAAATAAGTTTTGTTGTTAATGTTATAGTGAAAGTACAATTCTATAAAAGGATTATCTTTTTCGAATTGATAAGGAGCGATTCTGACCGTATGTTTACCAGGAGTTGGTTTCCATAAATTATCAGACTTTCTCTGAGTGTTTTGTAGTTTGTTCAGTCTACCTCTGATTGCGTTAATGTCTAATGCCATGATTTCAAATTTTATTATTTATTAATTAATGTTTAAGTTTAAATTTTGAGTGCTAAACTAACAACACTCGGTGTACCTATAAGTATAAGATTTACCGATTTTCTTACACTTTTTTCTTAAAAAGTTATTAACTATTTTGCCCACTTTTTTCTTTGAACTATTTGTGAAATAATACCATATACAGATAAATCTTCATAGGTATCTTGAATGTTTTCACCAACCTCATCTGGTTGACCTTTTACCACTAACTGTTTTAATCTTTGGATTTTATCATTCTTTCTAAACCAAAGTCCAGTTAATGCTACATTTATATCATCTTGTGATTCTAATTGAGAACCTACTGATATATTATCAGGCCCATAGTTTCTTTGTTTCTTACAAAATGTAATATACATTTCATCTAATATTTTTTTAAATTCAGATGTGGTTTGGGGGAAATTTTCTTCACAATATT